TCGCATCTCCTGCACCTGCTACTGTGTAGTGCGTTGTTAGAGATTTAGTTGTCTCTGTTCCTGCTGAGGAACGAATAATAACTATTAGGTCTGAGTCCGCAAAAATTTTAAAAGCATAGGCAAAGTTAGTTGTACTATCATTACCTGAATAGGAATTTTTTACTGTTGTGCTTGATATTGTCATAATTAACTTTCTATACCATATATCTTAATATTTAAAATCATTTATTTTACCTTATTTTATGCTTCCTCTGTGTTAAATCTAGTTACTATTAATGCTGCCGCAATATTAGCTGCTAGAGCATCATCTTTTCTTAATAGATCAACTAAATCTTTCTTTTCTAAATTTAATAAACTTTCTCTTACTGTATTACCATCTTTTGCATATTTTTTGGAAAAAGAAGTTTCAAAATTATTACCAAATATAGCACTAGAATTTTTTAATAAATCTTGTGCAGTTTCAACTTCAATTTGCCAATAAGAACTTGCATAAAAATTTTCTATTTCTGGATTATTTCCTCTTTGTCTTTTTGTTTTATATTGGCTTTCTATTTGACCAATTTTTGTTAAATTATTTATTATATCTTTTTTTGAAAAACCTCCATCACCTTCAAAATTTGTAGCAGCATTTTCTATTGCTGATATTGCATCATCTGGAATTTTATAACCAGGTTCTTTCATATAACTTAATCTTAATTTTGCTTTTGCAGCATTTACTTTACTATTATTAGTTTGATAATGTTTATTCCAATTACTAATTAAATTACTATCTTTTCCTAAAAAAAGATCATTTAAAAAACCTACTTGTTTTCTTTCTTTAATAATTGATTCAATATCAATTTCTGCAGCTTCTGCCTTACTCGTTAAGGCAAAAAAAAAACCATCTTTAATGCCATCAAAAGGCAACAGCTCTTTAGAATTACTTTCATCTTTACCTTTTTTTAATCTTTCTCCTTGTGCTTCTAACACATTTTTAATATCCTTCATAGCTTGAGGATATTTTTTTAACATATCATAATATGCTAATTGTTTATAGCCATTATATATTATTTTTAATGTTAATTCTTTTCCACCATCAACACTAACATTGCCTTCTTGTCTTAATTTATAATCTCTACTGTTAATTTCTTTTTCTAATTTTTGCATTAAAGTATCTCCAGCAGAATCTTCAATTTTACCTATATTTTCTGTCCAATAATCATAAGCAGATTGTTTATTATCTTTGTTAAATATTTGAGTAAAATCTACAATTTTATATTTTACTTTACTTGGCTCTTCTAAAGGTATTCTTAATCTTGATATTTCTAATAATATAGGGTTATCTTTAACATCTACTTTTCTACCAACTAAACTTGGTCCTTGAAACCAAAATGAAAAAGAAGCAATACCATCTGCATTTATATATAAAGCATTTGGCGTTTTTTCTATAGGTTCTCCAGTTAGTAAATCTCTTTTTGGTTCTAAATATTTTTCACCTAAACCAGTTCTACTTAAAATTCTATCCATAAAACTTCTAGTTTCATAAGCTGTTTGATCTGGTTCTATAATGCCAGGAATACCTTGATTTCTTAAAGAAGCATAAGGTATAGTGTTTGCTACAACTCCACCAAAAAATTTAGAAAATTTGTTTTCTGTTGGAGACGCTAATAAATCTAAAGCATCAGATATTCCTCTTAAATAAGTTTTGTTAGTTATATTTTTAAAAACTGATAATGCTGTAGCACTAAAGGCATCTTCTTTTTGTTCATCATTAATATTAATTATATTTTCTTTTAAATCAGCCATAATACCTAAAATAAAAAAACGCGGGTCCATTCTATTGTACTGTTTATAAGTGATAGTTCCATCTTCGTTTTGTTGTGCAATAGAATAAGGTTGCCAACCAAGTTGTAACCATTGTTTTTTAACTCTAAAATTTGATGGTCCATTACCTGTAATTTTAGGATAACTATTACCATCTTTATCTTCAACATTTTCCATTGCCAAACTTAAACCATACATAGTCGCAGCTATGCCAATCATCTGTCTACCTAAAACTTCTGCTCTAGCTCTTCTATCCCCAGTATTCCATAGGTCTTTATTTTGTTTTGTCATAAAACGAGTACCTGGCATTTGAAGAGGAAAACGATTACCAAAGTGTCTCCAAAGGTTTGTAGGTGTTCTTATAAATGGTGCAAGAAATCTCAACTCTGGTGCATTGTTTAAAAATTTTTGTATTTTAGAACCCCAATTTAGATAAGTTCCATTTTGTAATGAATTAGTATAACTTGATACCCTTGAATATTCTAAAGCATCTGCATTAATAGGATTATCTTTTGCATTAGCCATTCCATTTTTATCAAAACCTTCATCAAAAATTCTTTTAATATTTTCTTTTCCTTCTTTAGATGTTATGGATAAACCTCTTTCCATAGTGTTATCTAAAGCATTAGTTAATAGTCTACCTCTGTAATTCATTTGTTTTAATAATTCATCACCAGTCATAAGAAGTCTTGTTGGTAATTCAACTAATTTACCAACCCAATCAATAGCTGTACCAGCAGCTCCCTCAAAACCAAGATTACCACCACTTATAGGTCTAACTGCTTTTCCTCCAATTATTTGTAAGTTGTCTTGAGTTCTTTGCAAAGGATCAAGAATTGCATCACCTTGTTTTAATGATAGTCCTACAGCTCTCATAGTATCACCCATACTCATAATCATTCCTTGATATTGAGCAAATCCTAATCGGATTGCTTTTAAATCTTCTCTAACTACTCCACCACCAATTTGTTCTATAGGTCTAATAAATGCTTCGTACAAACCAGACTTCATATTTACTGCGTGAGTATAAACTCCAGATAGCAATGAATTAATATAAAGTGAGTTAAATACTTCAACTGATCTTTGATATTTTGTTTTAGCAACTGAATTAATAATTTCTGCAGGTTTTTTATTTTTAATATTTTTTGCAATAACCGCTGCATTACCATCAAATCTTTTTATAATATTTGCCATTTCCTCTACATCTAAAACTTTACCTTCTGATCTAGCAACTTTAATTCTTCCAGCTTGTGTCATTCTAGCTGCACCTCTTATTTGATCTTTTAATGCTACAACAGTATCTCTTAAAACAGCACCAAGTTGTCCAACTTCTAACTGTGATTCTTTAGTCCAATTTTTTACATCATCACCAAACTCATCTAAATATTTTGTTGAAACCTGCTCTAATGTTAAAGCAATTTCTTGTAATACTTGTTTACTTGCTAACATTCTAACTGTACCTTGTTTTGCAAATTCTTTATCTTTTGTCATTGCTTTTAAAACTTCTGTTTTATCTCTTGATAAAAGTGTTGCTAATTCCTCTGCAGTTTCGTTTCTTAAAACATCGTTTTGCAAATAATCAATCGTAACATCATCTAATGATTCTGATACATCATCAATAGTTTTTAAAACTTGATTAGCATTTTTAAATGACTTTGTATTTAGTATTGATTTAATAAAAGATTCAGTTTGTTTCTTTGCTTCTTTCTGACCAACCCTTAATGCCTTAACTGCTTTCTTTGCATTAATAGCTTCGTTACCATCAAAGATTGCTTGTTTTACTTTTTTAGTTTTCTTACCTTTTTTAATACTCTGTATTGCTTCACCAGCATCTTTATAAATTTTTTCTTTTTGTGCAAAGTCTTTAGTTTTTTTTGCTTTCTTAAATGCTTTGATGCCAAACAATATTTCAAGAGGTCCACCAATAAGCATACCCTCAAGTACATTTTTTAATCTACCTTCCATTTCAGTATCATCTTCATCTGTAGCCAAATATTGAGTAACTGCATTATTTAATACAGGTGAATCAAACTCCATTAACATATCTGATAATCTACCTTCTGCTGGATCAAATACAGTAAGATCAGTTACAGCACCTGCTGCCATACCTCTTAATCCTACTTTAGTTATAGTTCCGCTAAGTCCAACAGCTTTAAAAAATTTAGATGGTCCTATAAATCCTGTAACAAATCTTGCTGCACCTTCAGTTAAGTTTTCACCAACACCTTCTGGTTTATGAAAAATGGGAAGCTGTCTTTTTTTTGAGTATTCTTCTGCTTTCCATTTTGAAGGAGAAATAAATTTAGGAATAAAATCTTTAAAAGTAAGTTTGCCATCTTTATCACCAAACTCAAGTCCACCAAGAGAAATAATATTTTCATCTATAAAATCACCTTGTTCTTCTACTGAATTAACAACACCTTGAGCTGCAGACAAAGTTAAACTTCCTGCTTTATTCCAAAAATTAAAATCTTTTTCATCTGGATTGGTAACTAAACCAGAATTTACAGGTTTAATTTTTTCTGTTTCTTTATTTATTTTTTCAAAAAAATCTAAACTTTCTTGACTTAAAACTGTAGCCATATTAACCTTCTTTTCTTTGTTTTAATATTTTAACATAATCATTCATAAACGCATTAACATCTGGTGAACCATCTTCATCAAAATAACCATTAAGTTTTGCTAAAGTTTTTAAAATGTTTTTTCCTTTTGGATCTGCTAAATATGCACTATAATTTTTATTAATATCTTTAGCTTCTCTAATTATATTAAATTTATTTTCTTCTAAATTAAATGCTGTAATTTCTACTATTGAAGTTTCTTGATATTTATCAACTAAATTTAATCTTAAATCTCTAGCGTATTGTTGCATTTCAAAAGAGGTTGCGTCTGGATTTGATGATAAAAATAAATCTATTCTTTGGTCATATTCAAATGTAGCTTCTTCAGATTTTTCTTTATTAGCAGACTTATTAAAACGAGCATCTAAAGCATTGTAAAATTCAGAACCCAAAATACTTCTTTGATTTTTATTGTACTCCTCAAAATCATTACCCATTTTTATTTTTTTTAATAAATCTTCATGTCCTACTTTTTCAGTTAATATTTTTTGTCGTAAGTTTGCAAACTTAACTTCTCTTTCTCCAGAAACAACTTTACTTCCAGTATATCTTTCAAAATTTTCTAGTTGTGATAATAATCTTTCAGCCTCATCATAGTCTGCGTTAGGATCACCTTTAATAGTTAAATCATTTATTTTTTGTGAATAAGAATTAAATATATTATTACTAAATAAATCATCATTTATAAAAGAAGCTCCATTAATATCAGAATCTAATTTTGCTATTTGCTCTGCAGTATTATTAAAACCTAAACCAATAGTATAATCTGAATCAACAAATAATAAAGTTGCATCTATTGTTTGTAATCTTTTGTTTAAATCAGCAGAACCCAATTCATGTTCTTGGTTAAAATCTTTTGCATCACGATATATTTCTGCTCTATATTTAGATTTTAATATAGCATTATCTGTGCCTTTATATTTAGCAACATCCATATTAATTTTATCATTATATACTTGTATGCTTTGTTTTTCGTATGCTTTAAAAGAGTTTGTTTTTAAACGATATATACTTTCTAAATTTTCTAACTCTAAAGAATCTTCAACAAGTTTTTTAATTCTTTTATTTTGTATATTTAATATTTTATTATTAGATAATTGTTTAAATTTATTTTTCCAAACATTTATAGATTCTTCTTCATTTGGATTATCTTTTTGTGATTCAATAATTTTATCTGATTCAGCCTTTAATTCTAATAAAGTTTTTTTAGCTTCTAATTTTTCTTCATTATCTCTTTTTTTTAATGCGTATGCTTGAACTTGGTTTGCGGCTGGAATTAAAGCAGATGCCATAGTTGATCTTGGTGATAATTTTATATCTGAAACAACTCCAGATGATTCAGATGTAATTGATTTTTCAGCTGTAAATGTAGGTATTTTTAGCATTATTCAAAAACTCCAGCAGATAATAAACTTGTTCCAGCTTGAGAAATGTAACCTATCTTTGCTTGTCTTGCTTGCATTCTTGCAAGTTTACCTTTCATTCTTGCAAAATTTGCTTCTTCCATTTTTTGTGATTGTGCAACTTTTGAATTATATTCTATAACACCTTTTTCTATTTCTGCTTGCTCAGCATTTGATTGTAATATTCTTAAACCAGAACCAGATAATTCTGCACCACTTGTTAATATTGCTGTTGTAGTTTTTCCCTGAAATTGTCTAAACTGATCATCAAATCTTGCAAGATCAAAATTTAATTTATCTTCTAATCTTTCTTTTTCTTGTTCATAAACTAAAGCATTTCTTTCTTGAATAGATTGATTATATTTTCCTACTGCTCCTGCTTGGGAAGCTGCTAATACAGAAGTTCCTGCTGCTATATAAGGTAATGCTGGTGCTGCAAATGCCATTAGAATATCCTCGCATATCTGTATTGGTCCGAACCATCAAACCCATAACTTTTCATTAAACCCTCATTTTCTAAACCTAACCATTCCGCAAATCTCAAACCTTGTTTAAAATCTTTTCTGATTGCGGTTTGAACTCTTTTAATATTTTGTTGTCTGGCAACATTAGCAAAATCTTTTTTAATTGCTTTAGCAACTCCTATTGGATATTTCCACATTTCATTTGTAGCAATAACCCAACCTTCTGCCACCTGTCCCCAAATCATTTTCATTCCTGCAGAAAATATTACTTTGTTATTTACTAAACCTGTAAATGCTAAATGATCTTGCTCTAAATTTTTAGCATCTCCATCAACATTAATATAATGTCTGTCTGCTTCTAAAATTTTATGATTCATTTGACAGGATAATATAAACTGTCCATGCTCTTTTGTGTAAGGTACTATATGTAGTGTATTATCCATCATTTGTTACTAGCCTTGGGTATAACGATAAAATTGTGAAAGGTAAAGGTTGAGTTTGCCTAACAAG